ATGTGTAGAGGACATCAACACATTTATCAAATCAAAGTCTTAATGAGTGCAGAAGAAATACAAAAGGAGAACAATAGAAGGCTGGACATACTATTCAGAGAAAAGAATGACTGGTTAATGGCATCAGCATACAATATAACAAAGGATAGAGAAGCAGCACAAGAATTAGTAGGAGAATTATACCTGTATGTAGCAGAGAAAGGAAACCCTTCTATATGGTGGGGAAGGGATGAATACAATATGATGTACCTTTATTCATTTCTAAAAACGAGATGGATAAATGCGGTAAAGCAGAATGGTAAACATCAATCACTGCCTGATAGTTGGGATGATGTTGATACACCATACAATGAAGATTTAGATAGAAAGATACAAAGTACATACGATGAGATTGTAACGGAAATACAAACCTTACAACAAACAAAGATGTGGAGTTCGGCCCGATTAGCTGAATTATATTTTTTTACACCGGAGATGACATTGGATAAGCTGAGTAAAGATATAGGGATTTCAAAGAGTACATCCTTCCTAAACATCCGTAAAGTAAAGCAACACATCAGGCTAACTAAGCAGAATCCATTCAGGACTGATTCCTGACCACATAGGTCCAACGATAAATACAAATACATATATTTGTGTTAAAAGAATATAGAACCGATTAAATAACGGAAAAACTACGATAAATGGCAAAGTATGAACCAGGCAATAAATTATCAAAAGGGCGCCCAAAAGGAGCACTGAATCGCTCAAGCGAACAAATGAAGCTCTCCATAGCCCGAGCAACCAATAGAGTATTAGATGACCTTCCAAAGATTATGGAAGAATTGGTGAAGAAAGACCCAAAGGGTGCAGTTGATTTAGCACTGAAATTATTGGAGTTTCACCTTCCAAAAATGAGTCGTGTTGAGCTACGAGGTGAAATTGAACAAAGAATACAACAGATTAACGTAAATATTACTGAAACAAAAACCGATGGAACTGAACATCAACACTACAATATCGTATAAGCACATTGATGAATGTCCAACAAGGGTTTGCCATTTAATTGGAGGTAGCCGTTCGGGTAAAACCTATGCTACCTTACAATGGATTATTGTACAAGCTCTGCAAGGAAAAGAAATTGTGACAGTAGTAAGAAAAACAATACCATCCCTCAAACGTACAGTAATGAAGGATTTCAAAGATATAATGGAATCCCTTGGTATATGGAACGATAACGAATGGAACGCTACCGATAGAGTATATGATTTCTATACAGGCTCACAAATACAATTCATTTCAACGGACAATAGTGAGAAGCTAAGAGGTGTGAAATCAAACATACTATGGATAGAAGAAAGTAATGAGGTTGATTCAGAATCTTACTTGCAGTTACAAATTCGTACAACAGGTAAGATTATTCTAAGCTATAACCCTACAATCTCACCTTGGCATTGGTTAAGAGAAATGCAAGATTGTACACGCTACTTCACTACATATAAGGATAACCCTTATTTGGAACGCTCGGTAATAAGGGCTTTGGAAGAATTAAAGAATACCAATCCTAAAGCATATCAAGTTTATACATTAGGTCAATACACCACAAACGATAAGGCCATCTACGATTTCCAAATGGTGGAATGGTTGCCTGATACGGCTGAGTTTGTAGCATTCGGAATAGATTTTGGATTTAGTTCTGACCCTACTGCTATTTGTTCCGTATGGAAGCAGAATGGTAACGAGCTATTCATCATAGAACATTGTTACGAAAGAGGAATGGTGACAAACGATATAATATCCCTGTTGAAAGATATGGTACAGAATAGAGAAGAAATATATGCAGATTCAGCAGAACCAAGACTTATAGAAGAATTGAGTAGAGCTGGATTTAATATCAGACCGGTAGTAAAAGGAAAGGATAGTATTAACTTTGGTATAGGTGTAATGCAGAACTATAAGCTCAATGTACCAAAGAGTTGCCAAAACCTAGTAAACGAATTTTATTCATACGAATGGGCTACGGATAGATTCGGTAAACAATTGGATAAGCCCGTTGATTTTAACAATCACCTATTAGATGCTATGAGATATGTAGGAATGATGAAGCTATCACAAAAAGCAGCAAGTGCTGGAAAATATACAATTACAATTAGATAATATGAAAGAAGTAAATTTTGATGACATTGAGATTACCAAAGAAGATTTTATTGAGCTATCCAAATACACATATAGTTTGGAATCTCAAAACCGAATCCTTATAGAACAATTGAGAGAAGCTAAAGCAGCCTTAGCAGCTACGGTACAACAAAGGAACTCACTCAATGCGAAGATACAAACGATGATGAATGAGAAGCTGAATACAATTGATATATCAGCTATAAAAACTGAAATAGTGACAACTATGGATTTAATTAACCCAGAACAATATAGAGAAAAAAAGAATCAAAGATGATAGAACAATATCTCCAAACATATAAGGATACATTTGAATCACAGCATATCTTAATGGCGCCTGATAACCATTCACAACACAATCCAGACCCAGAGTATTGGGCTATTCTGTTAGGGGATGTAAAATTTAATCCCGAAAGATGGGAAGGTAAAAGAGCATTTGATTTCGGATGTGGCTGTGGAAGAAACTTGGTAAACCTATCTACCCTAGCTAATTGGAGTACAATAGATGGTTGTGATATATCTAAATCAAATGCGGAATACGCTCAACAATGGTATATAAAGAATACACAAAGTATAGCTAGTTGTAAGACATGGGAAAACAATGGAAAAGATATACAGCCTATTCCATACAAATATGATTTCATAATGTCACACATAGTATTTCAGCATATTAGCAATTATGATGTAAGATACTCAATACTAACCGATATGTACGAATCTCTAAATGAAGGAGGCTTGTGCTCGTTACACTTTATGGA